AGACACTCTGAAGGCTTGGGCTGCGAAGGCAGAGAAGCGACAGAAGGATGTCGATGGTTACGGCAAGAAGATGGCTGATCTGGAAAAGCAGGTCAAGTCTGGCGCAAAGCAGGAGCCGAGTGATGCTGGCAACGATGCGGAGGACGATGTTGACATCGAACCCGCCGCTGAAGATGCCGATGAATCAACTCCGGAAGACCCGTTTGCGGAGATCGAGGAACTGCTTGGCGACGATGCAGCAAAGCCGCTCAAGGCAATGCGTGCCGAACTCGCCGAACTTCGCAAGCAGCAGTCTGCTGCTGCGGAGCAATCGTTGCTGGTACAGGTCGATTCCGCTGATGCGTATTTCCGTTCGCAGTACGGGGCCAAGGCTCCTGATCGCGACGCGGTGATTGCGGAGATGAATCGTCTTGGATCGGCAAATCCCGGAACCTATCGAACCGTCATGCACCTCGCCGAGGAGGCTTACTCCAGCCTTGCAGGGAAGTCGGTCGCAAAGTCTGATCGAAAGAAGATTGCTGGTCAGCCGACCGTCGCGAAGTCTGTTTCGCGCACGGAACGCCCCCGCACTCCTGTCGATGCAGAAGATGCGATTCTCGATGCCCTCATGTCCGGAAAGTCTCGCGACGAAGCCATGCGGCTAACTAGAAAGTGAGCGCACAATGGCTGGAACTCCTATCCAGACTTTCAATGACTTCATGGCTGCTACTGGTCCTACCTATCTGACCAGCGCAGATGCCGTCATCAACGAAGCCGTCAAGAACACCTACGCATTCTCCCGTCTCCTCAAGGACAAGACGAGCGAAGCGACCGTTCAGGGCGGCAATGAGATCCGCGATGTCATCATGTTTGATGATGCATCGACCTACGATCACTACCTCCCGAACGAGACCTTCAACTGGCGCAACAATCAGGTGCTTGACACGATCAAGTGTCCGTGGCGCTTCAGCCTCGATCACATGGCGTGGACCGACCATGAAGTCGAACTGAACGCTGGCGAAGGCTCTGGCCGCGACTACGTCAAGTCGCAGTACAAGCGTCTCAAGCGCCAGAAGGAACAGCGGATGTGGACTTCGCTGCTCAACGGCTTTGAGAACGATCTGTGGGCATCTCCGTTCGGCAACTCGTCCGAAATGGAAGGCGCTGGCGGCAAGTTGCCGTACTCGCTTCCCTCGTTCATCACCGAGGTTCCCGACTTCAACAACGCTTTCGGCGTTCGTGGCGGTCTGCCCCTCGGCTGGTCTACGCTGATGCAACTTGCCAACAACGCGACGAACACGGATGTTGCTGGTGAGGATCGCTGGACGAACCAGATTTCGTACTACGACCCGACTCCGGGTGCGTCTGGTCCGAATCTCGCGATGACCGCTTACAGCGGTATCGAGAACAGCCGCGTCAACGGACAGACGTTCAGCGCCACCATCGGTGGTCTGATGACTGCATTCGATGAGATGTTCCTGAAGTGCGAGTTCGTTCCGCCCAGCACCAAGCAGGAATACTTTGAGAAGCCGACGCTCAATCGCCAGATGATTCTCTGCTCGCGTCTCGGCATCAATCAGTACAAGCAGGCTCTCCGCGCCTCCAACGACACGCTGGTGTCGTATCAGGACGCGGCGTACACGAATCCGACGTTCAGCGGAATCGAACTGATGTACTGCGCCAACCTTGACACGGCGGCGATCTTCCCGAAGTTGTCGAGCGGCACGACGCAGCGAACGTCGTACAACTTGGACATTGTTGCTGCCAGCACCACCTCTGGTGCGACGGAAACTGAAAGCACCGTCATCGATCCGGGCGCTCGTTACTACTGGGTCAACGGCAACTACCTGACCCCGATCTATCACTCGCGTCGCTTCTTCACGAAGCACGAAGTGATGAAGCACCCCAACCAGCCCTTCACCTACGTTCAGGTGGTTGACTGCTGGTGGAACCTGTTCTGCAACTCCCGCCAGCGTCACGGCATCGTTGCCCCGCTCGCCATCTCCTGATGAATCTCGGGGGTGGCTGGAAACAGCCACCCCTGACATCACAACAAGAAAGGACTGATTCAAATGCTTTTCGCCCCTACCGCTGGACCCGTCGGCATTCAGCCGCATGGTCACACCGCTCGGATGGTCAACAAGACTGCCGCCGCTCTCGCTCTCGGCGATGTCGTTGTGACCTCGTTCACTCACACCAATGCTGTGTATCCCCCCACCACCGTCGCGCAGCAGAACCTGTCTCCGTTTGCTTGCGTGATCAAGGCTGACGGAAACTCCGCTACTCCGGGATACATCGGCGTTGTTACCGAACTCGGTTCGGAAAACGGCGCTGCTGGATCAGAAGTTCTGGTTCAGTTTGGCGGCGTTGCCAGCGCCTTTGTGACTGCCACCACCGCCGCTGTTGCGTTCGGCGACGCTGTCGGTATTTCCGATGGTGCGGGTGCATTTGGTAACGCCGCAGCCGCGACCAGCACTTACCCTGCTGCAATTGCTCTCGGTACTGTTGCCATTGGCGCAACCACGAAGATCAATGTGCTGATGGCACACGACATCTGGTACTACGCCGACATTTGATCTGCTGATCAACTCGCCGCTTGGGGGGGAAACCCCCCAAGCGGATTTCCATGCCAACCTTCGCTGAAGCAAAGAATCATGCAGTACTTGCGGTCGGCGGATACCCGTCGCTCGCGCCCGGTCAGACACGCAATGCTCGGCTTGCCGAGATTGTGAATCAGGCTGGGCAGTATTTGTATTCGCGTCCGTGGCGGTTCAGGGAGCGGACAAGCAAGTACCTATCGCTGGTTGCCAACCAGTCGTACATCGCGCTTCCGTCCGATGCGGAAGAACTGCTATCGATCCTGTCGCTTGAATCGCTCGGCTATCTCATCGAGATGGTCACCCCGGATCACATGGAGCAGTTGCGGCAACTGGGCCTGACCATGACTGGCCCCGGCGTGACCCACGCCGTGTTCACCCGCGCAGCGCCTGCCGACGGATCGGCGCTTCCTGCCGTGCGTCTTGACATCTATCCGACCTCAACCGGGAATGTCGCGGACGCAATCGCCATTCGATACCGTGCCGGATGGGTGAACATCGCTTCTGACGCAGCAGATTCTTGGGAGATTCCGATTCCCAAGTACTGCGACGCGCTGTTCATCGCGTACTGCCGTGCGTTTGCACAGGCGTATGAAGACGAAGGTCTGTCTGGTCGGCTGGTGGAGATTGATGGCGGTCCTCTTCTGTCTACCGCATCGACGAAGGATGGACTTCTTCAGCGCGATCTTGGGCGCATTCGTCCATCCCGTAGTCCGGTTTCCGTCAACTGGACTCGTCCTGATTACGGTTACGTCCAGAATCCGAGTTGAACATGAACTACAAAGGTCAATACAACCCCGATCTGCTGTACAACCAGAACGATGTGGTGTTGTTTGGCAATAGTTCCTTTGCCGCTCGCCGCATGACCAAGGGCGAGCAGCCGTCTGTCAATTCCACGGATTGGGGAATGATTGCCGTTGGCGGCGCAACTGGAACTGCGGGAATTGACGGTCGAAATGGTGCAGATGGCGCTCCCGGTATCGGTGTTGCGTCTGGCGGATGGCCCGGTCAGTTTCTTGCCAAGGCAGGAACGGATGACTTCGCGACCGAGTGGCGTGATGTAACGCCCCAGTCGATCCGAGCGGCAACCGAAAACCACACGCATGAAGCGATGTCCATCATTGGAATGGATGCTGCTCTTGCAACTCGGGCAGCATCAGCGCACTCGCATCCAATGTCGCAGATCGATGGTCTTGAATCTGCGATGAGCGGACGGGCGGCTTCGGTTCATCAGCACAGCGCATCGGACATCACTCCGGGCGCGATGGTGATGGAGTCTATCGATGCCGGATCGCTTGTTGTGGATGGCATGGTCATCAACGAAAGCGTGATCAGCACGGATGACCGTTTGACGATCCATGTAAATGGAGTTGATTCGATTTCCATCATTCGCGAGTTCATCCAGATGAACGCTGGTCTTCGCGTCAGATCGATCCGGATCAGCGATAAGAATGCCCCGGCATCATCGACCGACGCTGGAGAACCCGGCGATATCGGATGGGATGTTTCGTACCTGTACCTCTGCACCACAAAGAACAACTGGAAGCGCGTCGCGCTTCAGGATTGGTAATCCATGCCGAACGCACCTCTTGTCGCCCTGTCAACCCTGTCGCAACTCCGCACGGAGCCGAGGGAACTTGTGCTTGCCAGCGCAACTGCAAATGCAGTCATGCGGAATGGAACGTCTGTTGCTCGCGTTCCGACCAGTACGCAGCCCGTGACCAACGCAGCCGCCGGATCGCTCATTGTAAATTCCGAAGGCTTGAACTACATGAGGCTTTCGCCAGTCACGCAGGAAAGTACGGGCGGAAATACCTACTCGTCTGCGTCGATGCGGATCACCGGGTGGAACTATGACCAGCCGAACAACCTTTGGGTTCCGATGCCACTTGCCGATGTGGCCCTGACCATCGGAGCAAACAACTTTGCTCTGGCGCAGATCGCCGCAACTCCGAATTTCCGTCAGTCCGTCGGATTCGTGCTGAATTCTGGCGACGCAAAGATCTTCGCGAGTCCGGGCGCTGCGGAAAGCGGCGGATCGATCTGCATTGACACTTGGGGCTGTCAGCGCATTGAACTTGAATTCCGTGGAACCGTGACCGCTGGATCGCCTGTTTGCAATTGCTTCTTCATGTCAGCATGAGAAACGCAGGAAGACTCAATTCCCTTGCTTTTCATCGCGGGACACGCGAGCGGCTATCCCCATTCACAAACAGGGTCGAGCAACTTGATCCGGTCGGCTTCATTGACATGAACTATCCGTACCCGCATTTCGGCGGGGATGTTCCGTACTACAACAACGGAACGACGGGAGCGGCAAAGATTGGCGTGCTGTCCACCGAAGGCAAGATTGTCTACATGGCAGACAATCCCTTGTCGATTCGGCGCGAGTTCTCTTATTCAGGAACCAACTTTGCGTTGTCGGGATTGTCGATTGACTTCTACCCGATCACCAATTATCTGCGTGACACGCAGAACATGAGTACGACCTATTGGACGCAGACATCGGCAACTGGACTTGGAACTCCGAATGCAACTGGTCCTGATGGACTGACATCGGCAATTTCCATCACAACAAGTGCATCTCCAGCAACGATCTCTCAAAGTCGAGGGGCAATTGGTGTTGGCAATAAGAGATTTTCTGTCTGGATGCGTAGGCAGAGAGGTACTGGAACGGTTGAGATTGCTTGCAATACTGCAACATACACATCTGTGACTGTCACTTCTGAATGGCAGCGATTTGAAGTGACAGCATCAGTTTCCGTTGTAGTCGGAATCAGAATTTCAAGTTCTCCATATAGCGAAACAGCGATTGAAGTGTTTGCCCCGATGGTCACCCGCGAGTCGAATTATGACGGGAACGCACCAGAAATCATTCATGCAACCGGGTCTGATCTGACCTATTCAGGCAATCAGATCTCAATTGGTACATCTGGAACAAGTCTCGGCCTGAACGAAGGCGCGTTTGTTCTTGAGGCTGCTCCGGCAAGATTGAATTCTTCGGCTCGTTTGTGGACTCCGTACGCCGTGATTGGTGCAAACAGCAGCATTGATGAGAGTTACGCAAATGCCTCCATTCAATTTGCCCCGTCCAATTCGACTGTCGGGTTCAACATTTTTGATGGGTCTGATACTACAACCGAATTCAATGTTGATA